AGTTTGTAATCGTCGTCACAACATCCTGAATGTCTAGATAGGCTTCCAGTACGTTCGTGACAAATGTATACACAATGTTAAATCGGTTTCCACAATCAGTCCACAAGGCACCGATGAATGCCTCAAAGATGTCTCCGAGTTTCTGAATGTTCTTGCGACCGTTGATTGCAACAGACTCTTCATTGTGGCGAGAGATGACATAGAAGGTGTCCAGACCCACCTGCTGGCACAAGGCACCAATCCGTTCATTGTTCACCAGCTCCTTGCGAGCATCTGTGAGAAAGCCCTGCTTCTTGTCAGGGTACTTCCTTCGCAAGTAGGTTGCTACACAGACACCTAACACTGAGTCACCCTCAAACTCAAGGCACTCATACGATTCATCTTGAAGCGGCATTACGCCAGATGGACACGGAGCAAGAGAAGCTGGTCGTCCATCAGGAGTAGTGTATTCGCCACGCTTTACATACGTCGTGTGAACCATAGATGTTTGAAAGATCTTCTGGTGTGCAACTCGGTAGTGGGGAAGTCCATGGCGATGGAGGATGCGGTGAATATCCTTTTCAGTGAAGAAGCGGTTTTTCGGATTGTAAGGTGAGTAGGTATCCATGCTTGTGGTTTCCTTCTTAATCTTTTATCCGTTTTTCTACACAATGGGAGCCGCTCAATCAATGATGTACACGGCACTGCCAGATGCGCCGCCAAAGGTTCATCCAGGAGGATTCGTTGATCTATCTACTGTGCGATACCGCAGTCCTTGGAAGCGTGACATGGCAATTGGGTTTGTCTTCTTCAACCCTGCAAAGTCCAAGCGCATGCTCATGAACTATCTGTACACAATCGAAAAATTGAAGCTTGCAAAGATTCCCTACTACACTCTTGAGTTGGTGTTCCATAAGAGCGAGCCAGAAATCAAGGATGCATTCCACGTCTGGGGTAAGTCACACATGTTCCACAAGGAAAGGTTATGTACTCTTCTGGAGGCAATGATCCCCTGGTATTATTCGAAGGTGATGTTCATGGATGCCGACGTCATCTTTGGAAACCCTGACTGGTATTCTGAGGTCTCTAGTGCCTTGAATGACAATGACGTGATTCAACCCTTCACCACTGCAGTGTGGATGGATCTGACCTATACGAAGATCACGCAGATCCGTGAGTCCGTAATCTACATGGATAAGAAAAAGACATTTGACCACAAGCTACATCCAGGATTCGCATGGGCGTTCACTCGCAAGTGGTACAGGAAGGTTGGGTTCTTTGAGTATGGCATCACGGGTAGCGGAGACACGCTTTCTGCTGCTGCGTGGTTGGGGATTAAGTTCCCTGCGACCTATCTTAAGCCTGCACTGATTCCTGCATATGAGGAGTTTGACGCCCAACCCAAGCCGAAGATCAGCTGTACATCTGGTGCCGTCTATCACCTCTATCATGGAACTCATGTGAATCGCAAGTATGTCGACCGCCACGTCATCCTGGATGGCATCAAGGACGTCCGCAAGATCCTCCGACCCAACTGGGGTGGAGTGTGGGAGTTCAGTGTTCGTGATATGTCTGATAAACTGCTGAACTACTTCGTCGAGAGGGTGGATGACGGAACCTGAAGGTCCCTGGACCGAAGCACTTAAAAATAATGTGTTGATTAAGTTCATATCATTGATGGTGAAGCCCCTGTTCACTTTGGCGACTCGACTGCTTAGCACACACGGCTCGTTCGTATGTACGGTGTCAAGGATCCGAAGTGGGTTTCTCCCTCGTGAAAACTTGGACCAAGCAAAACAGCAATTAGCAGAAATTCAGCGCACCCTACGAGAGATTGAAGAAACCCTCAAGCAGGATCAGTCTCGCTTAGTAACCTTGAGCTCAAAACCATAGTCCTTCTCTACCATCTTAGCCTCTTGGCGCCTAACAATCTCATTCATCAAATCCTCTCCATGCTGAGGCAGTAGCTCATCCAGGTACTGCTTCAGCTCCTTCTTGGAAAGCGTCCAACCCTTTTTCCACTCGTTTGGACGCTTGACACTAAACACCATACCAGAACTAGAAAGTTCAATCTTATTAGGGAGTTCATCTCGTGTAGTAGCATATAGTGCAGTAAGATCCAGCTCAACAGTGCGACGCTGATCACGAAGTTCAGACGCACGTGCATTGACATCATTGAGGCGGCGGGTGATCTCTGCATATTGGGTGAGGACGGGCTTAAGCTTATCCATTGTGAATTGCATCTTTCCTGGTTTAAAAGTATCCGTTTTAAACCAAGGATGTCGTGGCTTGACGATGAAGAGGTGGATCGGCTTCGGTCGGTCTACAATAAGGAACACCCAAAGGAGCAACCGATCTCAAAGGGAACAACGGAAGAGATGTGGACAAACATCCAGCATAGGCTGCATGACAAGTGTAGCACTGGATCTGCGGAGTGTATTGTGTCTTCCCTGATGCAGCGTCCCAAGGCTCCGAAGCAGTGGACGATCAACCGATATGAGTGGCTGTCTTCTGATGACATTGATCACGTCGAGAGGAACTATGCGGAGATTTTTCCAAAGTACTTCTTCGTGGGTTGTATTCCGATTGACTTTGATCTGAAGTCAGAGACGCAGGAATGTATTGTGAGTTCTCTTTGCAAGATGAAGCTACCCGAGTTAGCCAAGAAGGGTCATGAGCAGATCGGAATTGTGTTCAATACGGATCCGCATGATGGACCTGGTGAGCATTGGATTGCCCTGTTCTGCGATGTTCGGGAGGAGCTTGAGTTTCCTCGCATTACCTACTTTGACTCCTACGCACATGCTCCCGAGCCTGAGATCAAGACCCTCATGCGACGATGGAAGGAACAGTGGGATGCTACGAAGAAGCACCCTCAGCCCATGAAGATGACCTTCAATGCGACACGGCATCAGTTCAAGGATTCGGAGTGTGGAATGTATTGTCTGTATTTCCACCGATGCTGCCTGATGGAGATCCCTATGGAACAGCGCATTCCTGACGATGTGATCAATGGGTTTCGTCAGTTGTTATTCAGAGTCCCAAAAATACCTAGCAAGTAGTAATGGAGACAGCAATCGCCCTAGCACTTGCAGGGACACTCGGATACATTGTCTGGCACGAGCACACTCACAAGGAAGTTCAACTTACTGATCGCAAGCGCCTTTGTGATTACTATGTCACGGGCGGTGTCTTTGAAGACGTGAAGGATGTCCTCGCAAGCGGGCGTCGCCTTCTAGAAGTCCACCTCTATGCAGATGAGAACGGAAAGCCATGTGTAGCAAAGACATCTCAGAATATGGGTTATGATTATGCATACGACTACTGGACATTTGACTCAGTCTGCGTAGATCTGATTCAGGCCTGGACCAACACCTCAGACCCTTTCATTCTGTCCATCGTCTCGCATACTAATAACAATATCACGCTCAACCATGCGGCCGAGTGTCTGAAGACAACCGTCCGTCGTCACCTTGTGAAGGGCGTGACACCCCATACTCTGCTTGACGACCTCCAGAACCGCCTGATCATTGTGTCTGATGTTCAGGGCTGTGAACTAACAGAGCTGGTCAATCTGTCATGGAACGAGTCCAGTGTCAGGCGTCTCCTCTATGGACAGGCAATGCACCCTCACGATCAGGCAGAGTTGGTCGCTTTCAACCGCAATGCGATCTCCCTGGTCGCCCCCGACCCTACCTTTGGCAAGGAGACGCTAGATCCTCAGATTGCGTTCGCATATGGATGCCAGTGGCTCCTGTTTGACAGTTTACGGTCCGCCTCGGGGTTTGTTGAAAAACCGAAGGGCCTGCAATAAGTTTTGTTGTAAGTGTAATAAATGTCTGAGGGTGGAAAGCGTAATGCATGGCTCACGCACGTGAAGAAGACGATGAAGGCCCACAAGGGCATGAAGTTTGGCCAGGTGCTCAAGATGGCCAAGAAGACCTACAAGATGAAGGGCGGTGCCGACGTCCAGCCGCACACTGACTTCGGAGGCAGCGCCGACCTGTCGTACGCTGGCCCGAACAGCGCCAGCCCCTTCCACCCGAGCGACGCCGCGCCCGTCGGTGGTCGCCGCACTCGCCGCCGCAAGGGCCGCAAGGGCAGCCGTCGTGCGTAAAACGGAATCTAAGAAGACTAATAACTAGTCCTCATGGATCCGCC